TAAAAAGGTGTCTCGCTCCCCTTCAAGTTGACTGTAGCGTTTAGCTACTTCACCTACACCTTGTTCCATTTAATTATCCTTTTGGAATGTTAAGCCCGACACCACCATCACCACCTACATTAGCTGCGGCTGGTTGTGTGACAAGGGCTTTCTTACCTTTTTTACTAATACCTAGCATGGTAGATGTAGTGGCTAAATCTGTTCCATCTCCTTCTTCAGTGCCTTTCTCAGCAGCAGTAGAAGGAGTAGACATACTAGAAGACCTAGAAGAAGCTCTTGACTTCTTACTAAACCCAAGTGATTTACTTATACTACCCATACTACTCTCCTGTAGGTACTTGAACACCAGAACCTTCACTACCTGTCTGTGTAGCGGTGTCTTGTAGTTGAATCTTCAGGCCTTTTTTGCCTGTCTTCTTTTTCTTCAGTTGCTCTGATGTTAATTCTGTATCGTCCATCTCAATGTCAGGAGTCTTAGTAACAGCAGTCACTGGTCTCGCTGGGGGTGGGGCTGGACGAGGTGTTCTTCCCATTAAACTTCCCATTTAATCTTCCTCAAAATCGTTGTCTTGTAATTCATGTAACTTCTGTATCACAGACTGTTGACCCCTGAGGAAAGATAACTCCTCAGAGGACACTTGATTAAGCGGAAGTTTATCTGGATACAGTTCAGAAAGCTTTCTCAATAAGCCATCTGTAATGTTATAATCGTTTCCTAAAACTCTCATTTTATTCAAACTTTCGCTAATAGTTACACTTTAGATTTCACATACACCAGCAGTACAGGCTAATTCCTGAGAAGATGTAGTATTATCAAGGACTTCTGTATACTCAGCAAAGTCAATTACTGGCATAGCTGCATTTAGTTCTTTATACTGCTGCTCTGTAATCTCTTCATAGGGTGCTTGTGCGTAGGAATGGTTGTCATCCTCACGAGGTAGGAAGGATACACCACACACTTCATCCCAATGTTTCCATACCCATGCACCTACATCAGCCCATTCATCCTCACCTACATAGATAGTTACTGATGGGTTGTGGTCAGTCCAGTGATTACGGTATGTAAGCCATAGCTCTAGGTGTTCAATAGCACCAATGTCATGTCGTGTAAGACTATTAGAAGCAGAAGCCATAGGAAATTCAAACACTAGGTTCTGTGGATTATATACATCAACCTCACAGGGGACACCCTTCTCCTGCATCCAAGTAGCAAGAGGGTCTTTAACATCTGCTCTTACTCTACGGATGTAGTGTTTAGCATAGCGAGGGTGGATACCACTACCACTATTAACTAACTGTGATACAGTACCAGAAGGTTTAACTGTGGTGATAGCCTTTGATGGATTGATGCCTAGCTTCTCAGCCCATTCCTTGTTAACATCACGAGTTATATCACGAAGCTTCTCTAACGTACCACCAAGCACAGACTTCTCATACTCACCCTGACCAGACATAATCTTGTGGTCAAAGATACCAGTAAGAGATACGCCTAGTAGCCTTTCTTCTTCGGAGTTCTTTTTCCATTTCGGTGACAGGTATTTGAAGTCCACAAGGGCTGATTGAATCGTCCCAATGATCGTTGCGATTTCGGTTTTCTTCTCAAGCTCTCCGACTCCATCGGTTTCTCTGATGACAACTTCGGAGAGGTTACAGAATTGTCTACTTCTGAGACTGATTTCTCCACAGGGGTTCGTTCCAAAATCGCTGCGGCTTTCTCTGCCAATACTTTCTGCCTTAGCTTGGGCTGCTTCACGGTTAAATATACCTCGTTCACCTGATTTAGATTCATACAATGCTGACCATTCACGGAGGAAGCTACCCATATCTGGCTTGTCTGTGAAGGCAATAGAGTTGTTAGCATAGCTACGGTTGACCTGATCGTTCCACCAGTTACCCATCTTAGCGTGACGCATACGGTCATCACTTAGGTTTGATAGACTAATCATAGCAGAGCGTCTAACCCCACCAACCACAACAGCAGCAGCTACCTGACACATAATGTCATGACACTCAAGGCTATTCAACTTACGTCCTGCGGCTTTCTTAAATGTATTCACCGCAAACTTGAATAGGTTCTCTAACGGTTCAGCACCAGAGGCACGTCCACCAAAGGTCTTCAGTCTAGCACCAGCAGGACGTACCTTAGATGTGTCCCACTTAGGTATCTCACCAGCATAGAGGCGGCTTATGATTTGACGGAAGGCTTTAGCCCATCCCTCTTTACTATCACCAACTACCACAACCTCATCAGTCTCAACAAGCTCTGATGGTATCTCAGGTAGTTTACTAATGAACTGACGCTCGACTGAGAAGCCAACACCAGTACCACACATAAGAACCATTAACGCCTCATCAAACGCTTTAGGGTCATCAACAGCAAGAAAGCTACAGTTATAAGCAGCAATATGATTTCTATCTAATGCCTCCCCAGCAGTCATGATAGTACGCATGGATGGTACTACCTCTAGATTTAGAATAGCATCCTTAACGTCTGGTCTTTCTGACAACACAGGAAACCTTCCTGTCATGTAGTTCCACCATCGGTCTACTGTTTCGTTCCATGTCTCTCTTCGTTCTTTATCCTCTAGCCACCTAGCATAGCGGCTTACATGGATATAGGATTGGTATGAATCCATTATCTATCGTCCCCTTCTCCGTGTAACTTGTTTTCAAGCGCACGTTTGTTTAGCTTTCTTAAATTCTCTTCTGCGATTCCCTGTAGTGACAGGCCACAGTCGTGTGCTAATGCTGCTAGATACCAGAGAACATCTCCCATCTCTGCCTGTATCTTTTCCTTCTGTTCTTCCAGAGGAATATTATCACGCATCATTTTCTTAATCTTTCCTGCTACCTCACCAGCTTCTTCAGCTAGTCCAAGTGCAGGATAGGAAATAGCATACTTTGAAGGATAGATAGCAGTACGCCTAGCCTTAAGTTGATACTCATAAAAATCCAGCATTACCAGTTTACTCCCTTTGTTTTCTCTAGTAGTTCAATCATCTTGTTCAGATACCATACAGCTTTCTTAGCATCCTGAATAGGATTACCCTTCTTCCACAGGCGTGATCCTGTATACTTAAGGATGTTTCCATGGCAGTAGCTAATAGCCTCATACTCACCTAACACATCTACAATGTAGTCAATGGTTTCAATCTTACCATCAGCGTAGTGAGCAGGACTATTAATCATATCACGTTCCTTACGGTCATTGAGAACAGCAATCTTCTCACACATACTACTTGCTCTGTCCTCAAACTCTTTTAACTTACGCTTCATATAATCTTCATAGCTTTCGTGTCTGGATTCCATAGTGTTACCTCACCTGTGTCTGTGTCATATTCACCGTTGCGTAGGATACGAGCTAGTCGTGCGTTCTCTAGTGCTACTTCTTCTGAGAGACCTTTGCTAATGTACGCTCTGACCACCGCACCCCAGCCATCACCAAACTCAAGGATTTTCTCAGCAGTTTTTGCACCAACTGAAGGACAACCTTTGTAGTTGTCAGTAGCATCACCAGTAAGAGTTTGTATAAAGAAGTTGTGATCTGCCTCAACCTCTCCGATTTCCACAACCTCTCCATTAAGCCAATGAAGTGCTGGTATAGTTTGTAGGTCTTTGTCTTCAGACCAGATAATAGTGTCTTTGTTTGCAGTACCAAGTATTCCCAAAACGTCATCTGCTTCAAGTCCCTTATAGATTATAGTGTTGTACTTACCAATTATGTAAGACCTAGCCCAGCTTAGTAACATAGGCTTCCTAACATTACTTCGGTTAGCCTTGTAGTATGGTGCTATCTTCTTACGAAAGTTTTCCTTGTCAGACAAAGCCACAATACAGTCCTGAACAGGAGCTTCATTAAGTAACTTGTCTATCTGTTCCTCAATGCGGATAGCTACATCAGCCTCATGTGAGTGTAGTGTCCACAGTCCGTCACCCCAATCAATAGGAGTCTCAGCAGAAGCAGAAGCTTTGTAAGCTATGATGTCTCCATCAATGAGCAAAAGGGTCATCGTCATTATCCTTTCCTATCAAATGTTCAAGGTCTTTTAGTTTACTGTGTGTCATTACTTGAATACCCATCTTAACTTGTATGTAATCTAGGTATGATTCAACCAACCATTTGATACACAGACATATGGTTATAGCGAAGAAGCTACACGTTAGTATCAACTTGAATAAGAAATCAAAGTCCATGTTGTATACACTCCTTCGCTTGCCCTACTGACATCTTGAACCACTCACCCCTACGCTCTGCAATCTTCTCAGCAGCCTTGTGTGCAGCATCCTCAACCTTACGTCTGTCTTTAGTAGACACGGAATACATAAGCTTGTAGTTACGGAAGGGACTGCTAGTCTGATAACCATTGAGCCTATCTTCTGCATCAATAGCCATGCCAATCTTCACCCACTCAGGCCACGCTGAGTTAGTAATAATGTAGACCTGTCCCTCTTTACTTCGTGTGTAATTCTCAAGGCTAGAGAAAGCAGCATCGTCAAACGACTTGTACCTACCTGCTTTGTATAATGGGTGTGTCTGTGGTACATACTTACCATTAACATACATTCGATTGTCATTAGATTTATCATTATATTTCTTTGAACAATCTTTACATTGTGTTCTTCCTACTGCTTTCCAACTATCAGACCAGTTACTATCTTCTAACTTTACGCCACAACTGTTACAATTATCAATGGGTGTCTGCCCAGTTTCTTCCGTACTTGTATTCACTGTCAAGTCTGCATCTGAACCCGAAGTGTTGTTCAACGTCTCGCATACATCGCTGAATAAGTTGTCCTGTCGCATCTTCCTGTCCTTCCTTTACTAGTAGCTGTACTTCATCGTGGATGAACGCTACAATCTGTGCGTCCAAGTTTGACTTCTTAATGGCACGGTTAATAAAAACGTACCATGTCTTACAGATTATAGCACCAGCACTCTGTAGTAGGGTGTTCAGTGCAGCATGACTGTGACGGATAGGGATGATACGTCCATCCAAACCTTTCAGCCAGCCTCGTTCCTTTGCGGCATTGGAGACAGCATCCTTAAGATACTTCAAAGCAGGAAGCTTCTTCAAGAACTTGTTCTTAATCTTTCTTCCTTCTCCTGCTCCCTTGCCTATGATTTTACCAACCTTCTCATCACCAGCACCATACAGGAATCCGTAGATAAATGTCTTAGCGTTGTTGCGAGTGGGTAAGCCAGCAGCTTCTTGGTTTGTAGTATGGATGTCACCATTTAGAACCACATCTGCATAAGCTCCATTGTCGTAAGCCGCCATGTAATGAGCAAGACAACGAAGCTCAAGACCAGAAGCATCAGCACCAAGAAGGCTGTAGCCCTGAGGAGCGTGGAAAAGGGAACGACATTCCTCTCCGTACTCTGCCCCAACGCTGGGGACTTGTGCCATGTTAGGCTTAGAATGAGTACAACGAGAAGTGGCAGCACCCATATGATTGACTCTACCATGTAGTCGTCCTTTCTGTTCCATCTTAAGCCAAGCCTGTTTGCCTGTTGCTAACTGACCAATGCGTTTGTTAAGTAACAAGTACTCACTCAGCATCTTAGCCTCTGGCATATCAATACCAGACAGAACAGTCTCGTCTACCTTAGGCTCACCTGTCTCTGTGTAATCCTCAGGTGTCCATCCCCTGTTGATAAGCCTCTCACCAATCTGCTTACGAGAAGCAGGATTGAATGGGATAACCTTTGTCTTAGTCTTTAGCTCAATCACAGTAGGCT